TGGTCTTATAAGTGCGATTCCGCAGTTGTTGAGTGGTGTAGGCCAGTTGATAATGGGAATTATAGATGGCTTTATTGATACCGACTGGGGACAGGTAGGCGAAGACATCATCGACGGTATATGGGACGGCCTAAAGAGTGCGTTTAAAAATGTAAAGAAATGGTTCAAGGACGCATGGAAGGGTCTGAAAGATGGATTCAAGGATCTATTTGGTCTCGATGATGATGACGACAAAAAGAAGAGCGGGTCACACGCGGGCGGATTAAGATATGTGCCAAGAGACAACTACCTCGCAAACTTGCACAAAGGGGAGATGGTTCTTACAGCAGAGCAGGCAAGCGCCTATAGGCTCGATTCTGGGCGGTCTACCTCTATTAATGGGTTAACAATCAATGTAAATGTAAACGAGCCAAATGCCAGCGCTGAGGACATAGGAGAGCGCGTTGCAGAGGCTCTGCAGAATCTGATGGACAGGAGGAGCGCGATTTATGGATGAGTACTGGATAGCAATAAATGATATAAAAAGTAATGAGCTCGGCGTGGTGTTGCAGAAACCTTTGTCTCTGTCTGCACCTGTTGCCGACGTTACGACGGTAAAGGTCGCCGGCAGAAATGGTGACTTGCATTATTTCAGCGGAAGTTATAAGAATCGAACGGCAAAGGCTGAGGCGTATGTCTATTCTGATAGCAACGTAGAGGAGTATATAGGTCAGATAAACAGTTGGCTTTTTTCTTCGTTGGGGTATCTAAAGCTTGAGAGTTCTGGAGACCCGGATCACTTCTTGATGGCAAGGATATCTAACGGCGCGGACGTGGAATCGCGTCTCGAAAAACTCGCTCCGTTCGAGGTAAAATTCGATTGTAAGCCGCAGAGATTTTTGAATTCTGGGTTGTTAGATATTGTTCTGGAAGAAGAAGAAACAATCGAGAATCCGACCATGTTTGATGCCTTGCCGTGGATTTATGTGCAAGGAACAGGGGCGGGAACGCTTACGATTGGAACGAAAACGGTAGAATTTCTTGATTTAGTCGGCGAAATTGTTCTCGACACCGAAACGAACAACGCTTATACTCCCGAACAGGGTAATTTGAATCACAAAATAAGAGCTTCGGAGTTTCCGATTATCGCACCCGGTGAAAATATAGTCACCTTTACTGGTGGGGTTAGCCGTGTTATAATAACTCCGAGGTGGTGGGAGTTATGAGTTTTCCGCGTTTGTACGAAGCAGGCACAAGAATCTTTGATAATAACGGATTTGGAATAATGAGCGATGCGGCCTCTTGCGTTGTCGAGGAAGAAAGAAACGGCATGTATGAGTTGTCGATGAAATATCCGATAAATGGGATACATTTTGAAGAACTTTCAACTCGCCGCATACTGCTGGCAAAGCCGAACCAAGTCGATGAAGAACAGGCGTTCAAAATTTATTCGGTTTCAAAGCCATTGAACGGATTTGTCTCGGTTAAGGCGGAACACCTTTCTTATGAATTGAACGGAATAACCACTGTTCCGTATATTGCAGATAATGCGAGTGGTGCATTGCAGGGGTTGCAGTCATTTGCGACCTCTGAGTGCCCTTTTACTTTTTTATCGACCATAGAGAGCGACACTAAGTTTCAGTCGAAAAAGCCAGAATCGATTAGAGCGCTCATGGGAGGAATTGAAGGATCCATCTTAGATACCTATGGCGGTGAATACTATTTTAACAATTTTCGCGTTTATCTTTATGAAAACAGAGGAGAAAACCGCGGCGTTGTTATAAAATACGGCAAGAACCTCACTGCATTCGAGCAAGAAGAGAACATAACAAACACATATACGCATGTACATCCATTCTGGATGAGTGCGGACGAATCAACTCTGGTACAGCTACCGGAAAAAATAGTGCCGGCACAGGGCTCTTTCAACCACACAAGAACGAAAATTGTTGATTTCTCGCTGGATTTCGACGAAGCGCCGACAGAGGAACAACTAAGAGCGGCAACAGAATCATATATCGCCTCAAACGACATCGGCAAGCCCGCGATATCGTTAACGGTATCTTATGCGCCTTTGGAGCAGACACTAGAATACAAACATCTCGCATTGTTGGAGAGGGTCAACCTGTGCGACGAGGTAACTGTGCTATTCCCTGCTCTTGGAGTAGAGTCAACGGCAAAAGCAATCAAGATAAGATACGACGTTATAGATGACCGCGTGTTGTCTGTCACCTTAGGCGATTCAAAGAAATCCATAGTTGACAGCATAAATCAGCAGGGAAAAGACCTTGCGAATAAGGCGGATTCTACAACTGTTGGAAATGCTATAACTAACATAACTGATACCTTGCTTGGTGCAAAGGGTGGTTCGTTGCGCCTATTAGATACCAACTCAGACGGAAAAATCGATACTTTGTATATAGCAGACCATGAAGACCCGCTACAGGCTGTCAAAGTTTGGAGATTTAACTATCTAGGATGGGGAGCATCTTCCAATGGTTATTCCGGGCCGTTTACAATGGGAGCAACTTTAGACGCTGGAATTGTAGCAGACTTTATTACAGCGGGAGTCCTTAATGCAGATTTAATAAAAGCCGGGGTCATAAAGAGCAAAGACGGTCAAGCTTTTGCGCTTGATGTAGATTCCGGAACAATTTCTTCCAAAATTCCAGTCGGAGAAGATGGTGCATTTTTAGAAACGAACATACAGGCTGGAGTCTGGATGGTAAATTATCACGATGCAGACGGACAGATTCAAAGCGGTATCAATTTTGATTTTGAAAGAGAATTATTTACGTTTAACGGAACGGGACATTTCAAAGGAAGTATAAATGTCAACGACAAATTTGTAGTAGATGCGAACGGAAATCTTAGCTCGTATGGAGACGCAAGACTGTTCAACGCTCGTCTGTACGCAATAGATGACAATGAATCCGGCGGATACCTTGCGACAGGAGCAGACGGAATTTCTATATTCAATAGATACGCAAAGGAACTGATTAAGATCGGATATCCTAAGAGTGAATACGATTATCCGTATGTCTTGCTAAAAACTCAAGACGACCTGTACAAGAGCGGTCTTGTAAAGAGATTTACGAACGGCCTCTGGTTTGGAAATTCTGAGCCGATAGATGATTATGGCAACTTCGAGGCCAAAATTGGGTATCAAGGGATTTTCTTTTCATTCGACGATTCAAGAACATACGTTATCGAAGGTGAGCGCATGCAGAACATTTATACAGGTGACGCGATAGCAAGGTTTGGGTGATAAATAATGCCGCTAATAGATACTGGTATTGAGAGCTTGCCTCTGCTTCCGGAAGATTATTCTCGTTATTGGGACTGGAGCAAAGGAAATGTAGACGCAACGGCAGAAGAAACTGCCGCGGCTTATAATGCGTTAGTTAATGGAGGCCTGACAGAAGAATTCAAGATTGCCGTATGGAATGACATTGTGACTGTTCTGTGTGAGGTATTAGAAGATGCAGAATTGCCGTTCGACACTTCTTATGGGTTGCGGGAAGACGTGGGAATGACATACTCAGACGACCTGAGTTCTTACAGGTTCAATGGCGTGTGCATAAACATCGACAACTTTCTTCCGTCTGCGTGGTCGTGGTGGTATAATTCAGACAAAAAGGGATATATTGGGCGCAAGCGCGTCATAGGGGCATCACAGATAGAATTATTCACCGAGGCAGATGTGGTATACGGCCACTATATTCTCGAAATAACCGAGAAATTAAATAAATTGATTGATCTATTGAAAAACAAGATTGACTTCTCCGAATTTTCTCTTTCAGAAATTTCAAACACTTCTTTCAGCGCGGAGATGGGAAGAATAAAGCTTGCGGAGATGTTAATTGAAGAACTTTCAAGATCGTTTACGAACGCGGATTTAATCAACACAAAAGGTTCGCCTCTTATTTGGCGTAACCCGGTATTTTCTCTACAATCTTCAAGAGTGAGGTTAACTAGGGCGCGAGATATGATTTGGCGCAACCCTGTTTTTTCTTCAAACAGCGCAAACTTAATAGAAAAACATACTGTGGCGATGTGGTTGTCATATACGCTTGAAAGTCTGCATTCCGCGCGCATAAAAAGGTGCTTGGCGGCTCCTGTGTCATTTTCTGAACTTGTAAAATCACAACAACAGAAAGAATTAAGAAAAGCCAAGAGTGCACACCTTGATTTTTCATGGATTGCAAAGACCCTATACAATCATGATTTCGCGGCATTTCATTCAGCGACAGTAACAAATCAATCTATGAGTTTTACAAAAAAAATCGTCCCGCTTGAAGCTATGAGAGCCGCGTGGATTTTATCGGAAAACATATCGAAGACAAAGAACGAAGCAGTTCTTCTGTCTGGAAAAAGTGTAGAAGCAGAATCATTGAGTCTCTCAAAAACTTTAAATCTTGCAGATTTTACAAAAAAAAGGACTTCTCCTTTTGCCCTTTCTGAAGACTTGACGACGCAGGCGGTGGCAGAAATAAGTGAGAAAAAGAGCGCTAGTCTGAGATGCCAAGAAGAATCTCAGACGTTAATTGTTGCGGTTCTTGCATTTAAAGACAAAGAGACAGGTTGGCTCGACCCGGTAAGAACAGGAGCAGATTTATACATTCGTCAAGTGTGGTCTTCTGCATATATCGACGGCTCGTTGCATATAGACAGATATGTGTGGTATAATCCAATACAAGAGGGTGACGATTTGTATGTTCGTCAGGCTTGGTCTGCATGGCGTCAAGGCGAAGAACTCAACATAGACACAGTGGAGTTCTACCGGCCAGAACAAAGATATGATGATTTGTATATCCGGTCTGCCACAACAATAAATACAGACGGAACGAATGCAGAAATTGACATGGGTTATTATCTCCCACCAATTCAGGAAGGAAGCAATCTTTATATCAGACAAGACTTTATAGGAGGAAACTGAAGTGGAATATTTGCTTGAAAATCAGACAATAGAAGGCTTCGCCGCTCAAGATGGCGTGACCTGTTACGGCGCCATGACTGAGGCGTACGTTGCCCTAGAGCTGGGAAAGACATATGTCATAACATGGGACGGAACAGAATATACCTGCGCCGCGCAGGACCTGTCCGTTATAGCAGAGGGCGCTGTAGGAGTCGGAGATATAAGCCTGCTGATAGGCGGAGACAGCACGGGCGAGCCTTTTGCTATAGCCTATGGAGAGATGGACGAAGGATATCTTATAAACGCATGGGCATCAACTGACACCACAAGCACGGCGCACACTGTATCCGTGGCACTTTACGAGGCTCCAAGAGAGGGTATAGTGCTAAAGGACCGGAACGGCAATGATGTGGCCTATTATGGCATTGAGACCGTGACTTTCGACACTACCACCGAGGGCAAGCAACAGACATACACAAAAGGCGTAATAGCTGAAGGGATTGAGATACAGCTTGATTTGTCAGACGGTGACCAGACCATACAAGCGCCTGAGGGCTACCTTGTGAAAGAGGCAACCATAAAAAAACCAGAAAATTTGTTGCCCGAGAATATAAGAAAAAACGAGAACGTCGCAGGAATAGTAGGCACCTTTGAAGGAAACTTTATAGAGGGCGTAGAGATAACACCAGATTTTAGCGAGGGTGACCAGACCTTTTCGGCTCCTGATGGATACGGCGTAAAAAGTGCAGTGATTAAGAAGCCGGAAAATTTGTTGCCCGAAAATATAAAGGATGGCGAGAACGTGGCTGGCATATTAGGCACGCATAAGGGTGGCAGTATAGACACAGACGACGAAAATATGCAATTTTTTTCTTTTAACTTTGTCGAGGAAAACGGCTCGCCCGTCTTGGTGTTGCGTAGTGTCTTATATGATAAGCTGTACGCAACTGATGGCTCGTATGATGTAACAGTGCCGGAAACTTTGGCAGGCTTTGAGGTACTGCTGGGGACCGCATAAAGGAGGGGAATACAATGGGACTATTTACTCATAACAACGTGCAAAATATATACATACCGGAGAGCGTGCGAATACACGGGGGCGACGCAAGAGGGCTTTTCCAGAATTGCCGAAGCCTGTTAAGCGTATCTAACCTGCCCAGCGGCATAAAGATAGCGGACAACATGTTTAGATATTGTAGCAACTTTAACCAGCGGGTGGACTTACCGGAGGGAACGACGTCGATGGCCTATGCTTTTTCTGATTGTGCTAACTTTAACCAGCCTGTAACAATACCGAACTCGGTTACAAATATGTCTTATTGCTTTTCATCGAGCAATAACTTTAACCAGCCTGTAACAATACCGAACTCGGTTACAAACATGTTTTATTGCTTTTCATCGAGCAATAAATTTAACCAGCCTGTAACAATACCTAACAGTGTGACAGAGGCTACAGGCTTATTTACGCGCTGTAATAACTTTAACCAGCCCGTAGTGTTCCCTGAGGGCGTCGTGAATATAGCCAGGGCGTTTTATTACTGCAATAATTTTAATAGCCCGGTATCAATACCGAGCACAGCGCGCAACATACTCTCTATGTTTGAATTTTGCAACAGTTTCAACCAGCCTGTAAATATACCAGATGGGCCTATACAAATGTACGGTTTTTTAACTAACTGCAACCTTTTTAACGCGGCAGTGGTTATACCCAACACCGCCACAGATTGCGCTGCTTTTTTTGCTAACTGCAGAGCGCTGAGCGTGGCGCCTAACATACCGGACAGTGTGGCGAACGTAGTAAACATGTTTACAAACTGCGTCAATATAACAGAAGTGAACATAGGAAGGGGCGCCATTAACATGGTCAATACCTTTGCGTACTGCAATAATCTACATACTGTGCGTATCTATTCAGCTGAAGTAAACGCGTTTAATAATATGATTTATTACAGAAACAATAGAAAGCAATTAAACATTTTTGTGAAAGCAGGCTCTAACACTAACAAAAAGTTATACAGCTCGGGCTCTTGTTATCTTAACCGGTACCAAAATTATTGGTCCTTGGATAACGCTAATAATTGCTACAAGTGTGTTAACTTCAACGTGTACGTTTATTACAACTTAGAAGATTAAGGAGGAACAAAAAGAAAATGAAAGAAGAGAAAAACAACAAGATTGATATTATCATACCGGCCTATAAGGCCCAAAGCACCATACTGCGCACGCTTTCCTCTATAGCGTGCCAGTCTATACTGCCTGACCTAACTGTGACAATAGTAAACGACTGTTGCCCAGGCGGCGACTACAAGCAATTTGTGGACATGTTTAGCCCGTATATGAATATACGAGAAATAAAAATGCCACAGAATGGCGGCCCGGGACTAGCGCGGCAGTTCGGTATTGATAACACAGCAAACGAGTATTTTACTTGCATTGACGCAGACGATACCTTTTCCGGAGCGCTTGCACTTGAAACAATGCGGGCCGGCATACAGTTGAGTCCGACAATTCAATGTTGTGTGGCAACTTTTTCGCAGTTAGGCGAAAATCTTACCATTATTCCACATCAGAATGATATGGTCTGGATGTTCGGAAAAATATACCGTAGAGAGTTTATAAATCGATATGGCATTAGGTTCAACGATACAAGAGCAAATGAAGACACCGGCTTCAATACTTTGATTCGCTTGCTTTGTAGCAATAACGAGTCTGAAATCGTGCATTGGATTAACGAGAACGTCTATTATTGGCACGAAAAAGCTGATTCGATAACACGGATTAACAACTGCCAATATTCCTTCGACCAGTCATTCTGTGGTTGGACAGATAATATGATCTATGCGATACAAGAGGCCAAGAAACGCCAACCGTTCAATGGATATATAGACCAGTGGACTCTCGAATGTATGATTCAATTGTACGGATATTTTGTCGAAACACAGGCGCGAAATCCCGTGTTCTCTGCGCAGAATTGGGAATACGTTAAAAAATTCTATCATGTATGCTATAAAAAAATCGAAGGAATGATAACAGACCAGGCTCTGGCGGATGCATACAGTTCTGTCATGCAAGGAAAGTTCATGAGCGGTTCAATGCAAGGGTTCATCCCACATATCGGAATAAAGGAGTTCTTTGACAAATTGAGACAAGAGCAATATAATGAAGACGAAATATATACGGTCTGGGAATCTCTTCCGAGACATCTGATAGAAAACAACGAAAAATGCGGAGTGTGTCCGAAAGGATACACCAAGAGAAAGGAAGGTAAATAATGATAACAACTACACAGGCCAACTCAATTCTTAATTCGATGTTTAACACAACCTTTTATATAGGGCTCTCGACTACCGTTCCGACAAGAAGCGGCTCTAACTTCACAGAGCCGGCAACTTCTTCGAGTGTTCCGAACTCGGCGAACGGATATTTCAGGGCACAAGTAGATTCGATGACAACAGCAAGTGACTCACAAACTCATAACTCAGAGATTATCTTTTTTAACGAAGCAGTGGGTAGCGGTTGGGGAACAATAGTAGCCTTCGGATGCTTCCGCTCACGGTCAGACACCACTCCTTTCTTTGTGGGGGAACTTTCTGCATCGGTGACGGTTCCAGCGGAATACATTCCAATATTTAGAGCAAAGCAACTGATCATCGGACTGGACAAACAGACTTTGAACACACCTACTTGACGGGTGAGAAGGGATATTGACAAATCATGGCCAAATATTTAGAATTAAAGGCGGAAGTGAAAGACCAGAGCATAGGAGTTCTGACGCAAGAAGGAGAGGAAAAACATGAAAGAATTTTTATCAAGGTTGACAAGTCGAAAATTTATCCTCGCGACATTGACAACAATAGCCGGAATTCTAACTTTGATTTTCGGAAAGAATGAGACAATTGAAATTGTAATGGGCGGACTTGCAACAGTATTACCGCCTCTTGTGTACTGTCTTGTAGAGGGTTCTGTCGATAAGGAACGTGCAAAGACTGTTATCAGTGGCATACAGGACACGGCGAAAGAACTCGGCGCTACTGAGGCAGTGGAGACAATTCTTTATGGCGTAGAGGATATGGCCGAGTCTATACTTGATGACGAAAGCGAGGCTTCTGGTGATGAATGAGCACGACTTTCGAGAAGAGCTCGAACGCTACGAAACCAGAATAATGAATCACGTCGCGGAGCTCTATGTCTCGAAGCAGACTTGTGGCGAAAAGTCGCTGATCACGGATAGTCACGTGCAGAAGCTTGAAATCGCAATGGCAAAGGTTAGCACTAAGATGTCTGTCATGATTGGAATTTTGGGAGCAATCGGCGTCGCGATTTTAGGCGTTGTTATAAAAAGTTTATTTGGAGGTTAATTTATGAACTGTGAAGAATGCAAAAAAAACAAAACAGAGAAAGAACCTGCAAGTGTTCCATACAGAGTGTACGAGACAGCTATTGCAACGGCGGAAAGAAACTTTAAGCGCCTATGGGCTATAATAATAATATTAATCCTACTGTTCGTAGGTTCAAACATTGCATGGCTTATCTATGAGTCACAATTCGAAACGGTCGAAAGCACGACGCAAGAAGTATGGCAAGAAACAGAAGATGGTGGAAATAATAACTTCGTGGGTGGTGATTATAATGGCTCTTCAAAGGGTTAAAATTGTAAAGATAAAGAAAAGAGTAAAGAAAAGCGCAAAAAAAACAAAGACCTGCCCGATGTGTGCAGGGAAAGGCAAGGTGTCCAGCTAATGATTTATTATGTTGCGCATAAGTTCGGCAACAAATCCGAAAACATAAACAAAGCGCTTCGCGCTACTCATGACCTAGCAATACACGACTTACAGAATACATATATCTGCCCGTTGACGGCTCTTCTGCATTTTGGGGCGCAAGAAATACCAAAAAAAGACGAGATGGAACAGCGCCTTGATCTGCTTTGCTGTTGCGAAAAACTAATAGTGTGCTCGAATGTCACGGAAGATGTACAGCAAGAAATCGATATGGCAAAAAAACTCAATATGGAGGTAGTCTATCTTGGCTGATTTATCGCGCTCTGATTGGGAGACTTTAATCGATGAATGGATTGTCGGGAAGCACGCAGAAAGAGACCGTGCGATACTCAAACGACGACTTCTGGATGGAATCTGTTTCGAACCTTTAGCCGAGGAGTTCGATATGTCGACGCGCCAAATTCAAAACATTGTCTATCGTGGGATGCAGAGGCTCATTAGACACATACCGCTTGACAAATAAATCAATATCGTTATAATGAAGGTGTAATTCGTTTTGAATTTCGCTTCTTTCAGACAAAATTAACACCGAAAAGACCGCTGAGGAACAGGCATCTCCGAGGCGGTTTTTTCGTGGGTGAATATTTCGTAAAACTTGCGCTTTTTTTGCGTGTTGGCTTCATGGCTAACACGCTTTTTTTATTTTAAAATCTAGCCACAAAACAATAATTCTTTACCTTGTGGCAAATAGCTCTTTGCCCCCAGCATTTACGCCTTTAACAGCTACAAGATAAAGAATTATAAATCAAAAGCAAAATCGCCTAAAAAGGGCATTTAAGAGCGTTTAAAGAGGTGTGAGAAATGTGGCAAAGTTTCAATCCAAATCCAAAAAATAGCAGAGTGGGCGACTGCACTGTCAGAGCGTTGAGCAGAGCGCTCGATTCGGGATGGGATGAGACCTATGTCGGGCTTTGCGTAAAAGGACTCGAACTTTCAGATATGCCCAGTGCGAACCATGTCTGGG